CAATACTTTTGCTGGTGTTCTTAACGGCAGATTTAAAGTTTACATTGACCCATATAGTGCAAACAGCTCAGCAACACAATACTATGTTGTTGGTTACAAAGGTACTTCACCTTATGACGCTGGTATGTTCTATTGTCCATATGTTCCACTACAAATGGTGAGAGCAGTTGGTCAAGATACTTTCCAACCAAAAATTGGCTTCAAGACTAGATATGGTCTTATTGCTAACCCATTTGCTGAAACAGGTGCTATCACAGGTGCTCACTCAGTTGTGGACAATGCTGGTTCTGCTAACGCTAACAGATACTACCAAAGAGTTAAAGTTACTAACTTAATGTAATATTTGTTGAGTTTTCAACAGTAATACTAAAGGGCGCTTCGGCGCCCTTTTTTTTGGCCTTCCTCCTAAATGGATAAATAATAGTATGACAGTTACTAACGCATATTCAAGACAACCTACAAAGTTTGATTACGCTTCACCTACTCAGTTTAAGTTTCAACTTACAAAACTGCCTAAGGTGGAATATTTTACAACTGCTTGTAATATACCAGGGATTGCTCTAGGTGTCACTCAGCAACCAACTCCGTTGGCGGACATACCACTTCCAGGTGATACTATATCTTTTAGTGATTTAGAAATTACATTTTTAGTAGATGAAAACTTAGAAAACTATAGAGAGATACATGGTTGGATGTATGGTATTGGATTTCCAAAATCAAGAACACAATTTGGTAGTTTAGTTGAGGCAGGTAAAGATAGATTTCCCACAACTGGTAAAGACAGTTTGGTTACAGACGCAGGTAAGGTAAAGTATGGTGCAAAACCACTAGGACCTATCTTTTCAGACGCCACACTAAATGTTTTAACAAGTAAAAACCGTGCTAACATAGAGGTTAGATTTAGTGATGTATTTCCACAATCATTGTCAGGTTTAAACTTTAATCAACAAGCTGATGATGTTAGTTACTTGACAGCAAGTGTTACATTTAAATATAAGATTTACGAATTTGCTTTAAAAAGTGCAGGTACCACAACAAATACCGTCACCTAAGGCTTTACATTTATATAATATTATGATAGGATACCTTTATTATGGATTTAGAAAAACTACAAGAACAAGCTGATTTGGATTTGAAGATAAACGATACTGAACTAGATTTAGAATCTCTTAAAACTCCACAATTACACAACAAATATTTAAAACACTTAACTAAGTTTAAGTTAATGCTTAGTCGAGCTGAAGGTGATTTATATAATACTAAAAGAAATCTTTGGGAATACTATACTGGTAAAGCAGACGCTTCAGTATATGCAGAAAGACCTTTTAACTTTAAATTATTAAGACAAGATGTTGACCAATATATTCAATCAGATGAAGAGTATATTAAAGCAAAACAAAAAGTAGATTACTTAAATGCTTGTGTTGATTTTTTAGATAGAACAATTAGACAAATCACTAATAGAACCTTTACAATTAAAAACGCTATTGATTGGCGTAGGTTTACTAGTGGTGCTGTGTAATGCAAATAACAGATTATATTCACACATACCATCAAGTTATAACCAATGACCTGGCTGATGATGTAATAAATCATTATCATACTAATGGTCAATGGAACCAATCTTCTTTTTCTACAAACGAAGGCATATCTCCTAAAAGTAAAGAGAGGGTTGATATGAAAGAATATTGGATTAATAAACAAGATAAGTTTTATGAACAATTAAAAACTGGTTTTAGAAGTATGGTTGATGACTACATTAAAACACATACTAAAATAATACCACAAAGTTTTACTCCTTTTAGAATGAATCATTATTCAGAGGGTGGTTTTATGCAAAATCATATTGACAACATACACCATTCACATGGGCAACAATACGGTTATCCACATGTAACAGCATTATTGTTTTTACAAACTGCTGAAGAAGGTGGTGAGATTGTGTTTTGTGATGGCGAATATATACCTAAACAAACAAAAGGTTCAGGTGTTGTTTTTCCTAGTAATTTTATGTTTTCACATGAGGTTAAAGAAGTAATTAAAGGTAACCGATATTCACTTATGACATGGATTTTATAAATGAGTTTAACAAGATATTTAATTATAGATAAAAAAGATGATGTCTATTTAAAGATTGAAGCTGATGATGATATAAGAAGAGAACTAGGTCAATTCTTTACTTTTGAAGTGCCTGGTTTTAAGTTTATGCCTCAGTTTAGAAACAGAGTGTGGGATGGAAAGATTAGATTGTTCTCATATCAAACAGGTCAAATCTATGTTGGTCTATACCCTTATATTTTAAAGTGGTGTGAAGATAATAATGTACAAGTTGTTGACGGAACTAAAATACAAGACACAAAGGTAGATGAGGCAAAGGTTGACAAGTTTATCAAAGCACTAAATATTCCATTCGAGGTCAGAGATTATCAAAAGGAGGCATTTATACATGCAGTTAGAAAAAATAGGACTTTATTACTTTCACCCACAGCTAGTGGAAAATCTCTTATTGTCTATCTTCTTATTAGGTTTAACATTCTTCGGTTAAAAGCTGATAAAAAGAAAATACTTATTATTGTACCTACCACATCTTTGGTTGAACAATTATTTAAAGACTTTAAAGATTATGGCTGGTCGCCTGAAAGTAATGTACATAGAATATATCAAGGTCACTCTAAAGAAACAAGTAAACCTGTTGTCATATCTACATGGCAATCAATATACAATCAACCAAAAAAATATTTTAAAGATATTGGTATGATAGTAGGTGACGAGGCACATTTATTTAAGGCCGTTTCACTAACTAAGATATTGACAAAATTAGAAAAGTGCCCATATAGAATAGGACTAACTGGTACTTTAGATGGTACACAAACACATAAACTTGTGTTAGAAGGACTATTTGGTACAGTTAATAAAGTGGTTTCTACGGTAGAACTACAAGAAAAAAAACAATTGGCAGATTTAAAAATATTCTGTTTGATTTTAAAACATGGTGCTATAGAGTGTAAACATGTAAGTGGTATGAACTATCAAGAAGAGATGGATTATATTGTACAATCAGATAAAAGAAATAAGTTTATACGAAACTTGGCGGCTGGATTAAATGGCAATACATTGTGTTTATTTCAGTATGTTGAAAAACACGGTAAAGACTTATACGAATCAATAAAAAACAAAGCAAAAGATAAGAAGGTATTTTATGTTCACGGAGGAGTTGACACAGACGAAAGAGAAAAGATTAGAGAAATTACAGAGAAAGCTGATGGAGCTATTATTGTGGCTTCGTATGGGACATTCAGCACAGGAATTAATATACGGAATTTGCATAACATTATTTTTGCTAGTCCTTCTAAATCTCGCATAAGAAATTTACAATCTATTGGTCGTGGTTTAAGACTAAAAGATAACAATGGTTCTGCTACATTATATGATATTGCAGATGATTTGTCCTATAATGACAAAGAGAACTATACACTCAATCACTTTAGAGAAAGGATAAATATCTATAGTGAAGAAGACTTTGATTATGAAATACACAACATAGAGTTAAACAATGAATCAAACAGTTAAAATAATAAAATTAATTAACGGTGACGACATTGTTACCGTTCTACCTACTGGTGACAAACAGTTGCCGGATAACGGTGCATTACTTAGATTAGACAAACCTTTACAAATTAAATATATTCCACAAATGACACCAATGGGGTTTAGAGATTATATTGCTTTGATTCGTTGGACAAATTATACTGGCGACAAGATAGTAACTATTCCTAAAGATAAAATTATGACAATCACCAACGCCTCGCTAGAGATGGCCGGCAGTTATGGTGAGATTATTAAAAACTATGATAACTTAGATAAACCTAAGAGAGATGAAAACTATCATAGAAAAGAATTCTCTCCCGAAGAAAATAAAAAACTAAATGAAATCTTTGATGAGTTTGATGATGACATGGACGAACCGACAATACATTAGGTACTTAAAGGTGTTTCTGAAAACGGACACCGTTATTATACGCCAAAAAAATATATTGTCAACCGTGGAATGAAAAGAATATAAAACAACCTAAGCTTGACAATTATGTCAACATAGAGTATTATAGATACAAATTGAGGATATTATGGCAAAATCAAAAGCAAAAGCAGAACATTATGTCAACAACAAAGAATTCTTGGCCGCTATGGTCGAGTATAAAAAAACTGTTGACAAAGCACAAAAAGCAGGAAAGAAAAATCCTAGAGTACCCGACTATGTTGGTGAGTGTTTTTTAAAAATAGCGAATCACTTATCATATAGACCTAACTTTATCAACTACACATATAGAGATGATATGATTAGTGATGGTATTGAAAACTGTTTACAGTATTTAAATAATTTTAATCCAGAAAAATCAAACAATCCGTTTGCTTACTTCACACAAATAATCTACTACGCATTTATAAGAAGAATACAGAAAGAAAAGAAGCAGGTAACCATTAAACAAAGAATGATTCAAGAAGCGAATTATGATGATATGGCCTTACAACCAGGTGAAGAAAGAGAATTTAAAAATCAGTTTACAGAATTTCTACAAAAGAATATGGTACAAGAAGAACCTACCAAGAAAGAAAAACACAAAACAGAAGCCAAAAAGAAATCTAAAAAGAAATGAAGATAGCATTATTGAATGATACCCATTTCGGGTGTCGTAATGATTCGCCAGCATTTATTGAATTTCAAAACAAATTTTATAATGATTTGTTCTTTCCGTATATGCAACAGTATGGTATCAAAACCTTAATACACCTAGGTGATGTGGTAGATAGAAGAAAATTTATCAATCATAATACGGCACACAACTTTAAAAAAGTATTTTGGAATAGACTAGACGAACAAGGTATTGATACACACATTATTATTGGTAATCACGACACATACTACAAGAATACAAATGAAGTTAACGCTATGCAAAATCTTGACATATGTAAAGACGCCAAAGTATATACACAATCAACAACAGTTAATTTTGATGGTCTACCAATATTGTTTATACCATGGATTTGTGATGACAATGAGGCAGAAAGTATTAGAACAATAGAGAATACAAAAGCCACCTTTGCAATGGGTCACTT